TCACAGCGGGTCGAACCCGAGGCGGTACCGGCGGGCTTGGTACTCCGGCCACGGCTGGCGACCAGCACGGGCGTCCTCGTCGATCCAGCGGCTGACGAGCGTGTTGAACTCGTGCGTCGCCTGCTTGCCGGTCGCGCGATCGCCGCGGGTGCCGTTGCGGGTGACGCGCATGACGATGGCCAGGCTGGTGAGGACGCGGCCGCGCACGGTCTGGCGGTTGTTCCAGGCGGTGCGATGCTCTGTCGAGCAGAACAGCTTTCCCGGCGTGACCGGGGACCTACACTCGGGGCAGGTGGCGACCGGGCGGGGTGGCGCTCCTGCGGCGTTCTGCGGGGTCGCGTGTAACACGGGGATCAGGCGGCGAGCGCCTGGGTCGCGGACGCCGGCGGTGAAGTCGGCATGGGCGACGATGCGCGCGCGGCCGGGGGAGACGGGCTGCTGCCACCAGGCGAGCGCCTCGTACATGTCGGCGACCTCGCGGCGCAGCGGGGTCGGGTCACGATCGGCGAGGGCGCGGGCGCGGGTGGCGGCGTCGGCGATCTCGGCCGCGAGTTCGTGCGCCCACGCATTGAAATGGCCAGGCTCCCGCCACTCGCCTAGCGTCGCGCGCGCCGGGTCGGCAGCCCAGCGCCACTGCGCGACCAGACAGCGGGCCAGTTCAAGCTTGCGGGTGGCGTCGGCGACGGCCAGCTTGCCCGCCTCGATCATCGCCGGGTATCGCGCTTCGCGTTCGGCGAGCAGGCGGCGCGCGGCGTCGAGCAGGTAGTCGAACACCTCCGGCCGTGCGGCGAAGCGGGGCGGGGTCATGCGCCCACGAGGTCGCGAAAGAGGATGGGCTGCACCGTGCCGTCCTGATTGACCTGGTCGAGCCAAGCTGCGGCGCTCGGCTCGTCGCCATCCCACTTATTCGGGAAGGTGTGCGCGGCGATCAGCTCGCGGATGCGCGCCTCTTCCTCCCCGTTAATCAGGTCGACGCGCGCGCGACGCTGGATGTCGAGGACCTGTACCAGCGCGATCGCGCGCGCTTCTAGCGTCAGCGGGCCCATTCGCTGCGGGTTCTTAGCGATGGAGCCATCCTTCAGCCGCTCAACGCCAGACTTGCGCAGCCGCTGGGCGGGCTCGCGCATCCAGCGGTAGAGCGGCTTCAGCTCCAGCAGCGGCGTGAGGTGCGTCCATGCCGGCATGGCGCAGATGACTTCGAGCGCAGTGTCCCGAGCTGCGAGTGGACAGCCGATGCAACCGGTGCGCGCGTTAATCTCGGTAGCGTCGTCACCGCCGTACGCATCCGCGAGGATGGCTGTCGGCCAGCCGCCGAACTCCGGCTGCGGCGCGTAGACCTTCAGCCAGTCCCAGACCGTGCAGACCCGCCAGTGGAGCAGCGGTGCGAGGGTGGCGATGCGGCCGCGGATGCCCTTGGCGTCCGGCAGGACCTGTTGGTACCAGCCCTGACCGCATTCGGCGCCGTCCTTCGAACAAGACATGGCGATCCGTCCGTCGCGGACCGCGCTCTCGCCCTCTCGCACGCCGGTCAGCATCAGGGCGCTGCCGGGCAATGCCGCGATCGCTTCGCCCAGCGCCGCGGCCATGGGCTCGACCTTGATCTGGCGGGTACACCAGCGGAGCGTGTTGTTATTGGGCGGCGGTACGCCGCGACCGAGGATGTAGACCATGAACCGCTTGTCGAGCGGAGCGGTGACGACAACCACGCGGATCCAGTTGCGCGCGCGCAGCATGTTCATCATCAAATCGGCCGCGCGCTGGAGCGGCGGCAGCTCGAGCCGCGTGTCCGCGTAGAAAACATAGAGCACTTCGGGCTGCGGCAGCTCGCCCGCGTCGATAAGGTGGACGAGCAGCGTCACCAGCGCAGTGCTGTCCTTGCCTCCCGACCACGCGAGGGCGACGTGCTGATGCGCTGGCCAGTAGGCACGCAGCGAGGCGAGGGTCATCTCGACCATCTCCTCGTGGAGCATGCGCACGCCACGCGCGAATAGGTTGTCGACGGCAGTCATGCCGCCACCTGCTCGGCCGCGATCGCGACGTTGGCGCGGACGAGGGCTTCGGCCATTTGCGGACAGACGCTGTTGCCGATCATCCTGATCTGCGCGGTTTTGGTCAGCGGCTCGCCGTTCGGGCCGGGCGCGTCGAGGATGTAGCTGTCGGGGAAGCCTTGGGCGCGGGCGAGCTCGCGCGGGGTGAGCATCCGCATGCCGATGTCGACCAGCACGTAGGTCGCGGCCTCGATCGTCACGGTGACGACGGCAAACGTGTCCTTGCTCGAAAGCGTGTGGATCGGTGCGTCAAGAGCCTGCCCGACTGCGCCCGTTCCATAATACTTGATCAGGAAGGCGGCGGTGCGGGTGGCGCGCTCCATCAGTTCGGGCGGGAGCGCGTCGGCGGGGACCATCGTCGTCTCGACCAGCCGCTGCGTCGTGCCGCGCCCGACGATCGTCGACAGCGGGCGCGTGGCGGGGTGGCCGACCATGCCGGTGTTCGCCTGCTCCATGTGCGCGCAGACGACGGCGTGATGCTGACCCTCGCTGGTGACTGTCTTGACCGGCTGGAGCGGGTCGCCCTGTCCGCCGTTCGTGTTCGAGGTGTAGAAGTGCGACAGGAAGCTGGTGACGACCGCAGCTGGCCCCCCGCTGGCTAGCACCGTGGGGGCTGGCTCCGCAGCGGAGGCGCCGGCAGAACGCGTCTTGAACTTCTCCAAGTGGGCGGTGACGAGGCCGTGCTTGCCGCCGCCCGATACGACGGTGCGGGCGGGCTGGTCGAGGCCAGGGACGCGGGGCTCTTGCCCCGGCCGCTCGCCATAACCCATCATGATCAGTGTCGCGCTGGTTGCCGCCAGTTCGCCACGGCTGGCGGTGGTGACGGTGCGGAGCGGCTCGTCCGGGCTGTGTGTTCGCTCGCCGCCCGCGTGGGTGATGGGTACGATCGCGGCGTTGACGATCGCGGCGTCGGCCTTTGCGGTCTGCGTCGGCCACGGCACGTCGATCGATCGTTCCGGGCTCTGACCGCGCCTGCCGCCGACGCCGACGACGAACGGCCGCGCGGCGTTGACGACGTATCGCATCACCCCGTGCGCGATGCGGCGCTTGGTGGTGTCCTTCAGCTCGCGGGTGCGGGAGAAGATCGACGGGCAGGGGAGCGACCAGTCGATGATCTCGGCGGCGGTGCGCCACGGCAGGCGCTCGCCGCGCTCGACCTCGGCAGAGTCTCGCTTCCCGTGCGTGGGCGTCGGCCAGACGATCGGCAGGCCGTCGCGCCTGGCGATCAGGAACAGGCGTTTGCGGCTGGTGGGCGCGCCGAAGTCGCAGGCGCGCAGCTCGCGCCACTGGACGCGATAGCCCTGGCGCTTGAGCGCGCGGACCCACAGGTCGAAGGTCTCGCCGCGACGGTCGGGGCAGGGGCGGTGCTTGCCCTCCGCGTCCTGGACCAGCGGCCCCCACTGGCGAAACTCCTCGACGTTCTCGAGCATGATGATCGCGGGTGCGCCGCGGCCGTCCGGCGTCGCCTTGCGCAGCCGCTCCGCCCAGTGGACGACGATCCAGGCGAGGTCGCGGATGTTCTTCTCGACCGGCTTGCCGCCCTTCGCCTTGCTGTGGTGCTTGCAGTCGGGGGAGAACCAGGCGAGCGCGACCGGCGCGCCGCCCGTCGCCTCCAGCGGGTCGACCGCCATGATCGACTGGCAGAAGTGGCGGCTGGCGGGGTGGTTCGCGAGGTGCATCGCGACGGCCTCCGGATCGTGGTTGATCGCCACGTCGACCGCGCGGCCGAGCGCCGCCTCGATCCCGGTCGACGCGCCACCACCGCCGGCGAAGTTGTCGATGACGAGGGGGGTCACTGTTGCAGCTCCGAGAACCGGCGGAGGAACTGCTCCTTCGCCTCTCCCGGCCCCCAGCAGCGCAGATCGACGTGCACAGGCTCGACGCCCGCGAACAGCGGCCATTCGCCTTCGGGGCTCGGGGGCATCAGCGCGAAGCGTTCGGCCTGCAGCATCTGCAGGTCCGCGTTCTTGATCTCGGCAGCGTCGGTGCCCGCGACCCTGAAGCGGTACGCGATGGCTTGTTCGATGTTGCTCTCGACGATCTTGTAGGTGCCGAGCAGCGACTTGAGCGGCCGGGTGACGTCGCCGATGAACGCCTCCGCCGCATCGTGCATGAGAGCCGACAGGCTCAGGTGCTGCGGGACAAGGAAGCTTGCGTGCCAACTGTGCTCGGCCACCGAGTAGAACTCGCGGCACTGACCAGCGAAGCGGCAGGTGTTGGATAGCCCGTGAGCGATGTCCTCGATCGAGAACTCGCTGTTGAACGGATCGAGCAGGTCGAAGTACGACCCCTGACTGGAGCAGGATCGTCGGACCCACGGCCGTCTTCACGCGTGGATCGTCACGCTGCCCGGCCATGGGCGGAAGCGGGTAAGCGGGGCCGCTCATGGCCGTCCGCCCCACCAGGCGCCGCCCAGACCGACCACGACGACGAGAACGATCGCTGCGGTGCAGATTACCGCGAGCAGACCGTCGAGGTAGGCGTCTAGCCCTTCGTCGTCGGGCTCCGGCCGAAGCGGCAGGTTCTCCTCACGCGCGCGCCATCGTCCCAGCGTGGCTTGTAGATCGCGTGTCCCGCCCGAAGCTGGTGGCAAGACAGGTCCGTGCCGTTCACGCTCACCATGGCCAGCGTCCTCCCGTATTGGTCGGTCCCGACCCTGCGGATCAGCGGGGAGCCCGAGCGCAGCAGCGCGGAGAGGCTCGCCTTTGCCGCCTGCGGGTTGCCCCGAGCGCAGGTCCGACCGCGTCGGCAGTGCCCCGGCATCTCCGGCGAATCGATCGCCAGCAAACGGATGCGCTCCGAACCGCAGCGGATCGTGTCGCCGTCCGTCGGGCGGCATTGGATCGTAGAAGCGGCCGCTTGCCGTGCTGGTGTCGCTCCAATCGTGGGCGATGTCGAAACGAGCAAAAGCAACAGCGTCAGCATGGGGCTCTCCCTTGCACCGGAGCGACGGCACGGGAACGGGAAAGCCGCTCGGTTCCGGATTGATCGGGTCGAGGTGCTGCATCGCGGCGTTCCGTTGGGCGGTATGCCCACGCCGCTTATTTCCATATCGGAAAGTTACCCGTCAAGTATATTTGTTGCCATATCGGCAAGTAGAAGCTGTCGCTTGATTTCTGTTCCTGCCTCGTTCCACCTTTGACCGACGGGATGGAGTGAGTCGTGGGCGACACCATAGTGGCATATTGGTATCGGGCGCTGTGTTTCGGGCGTCCTGTCGGGCCGTGGCGGAGCTGCTCGAAGCAGGTGCAGGACGATCTAAGGGCCGAGGGGCTCGGCTCCGTTGACGAGCGGGGCCGGTTCTATGTGACCGTCCCCGGCGACATCGAGCGCCTGTCGGTTCCAATGAACTTCGAGGAGTGGGAAGCGAACGGGCGACGAGCTGCGTGACGCTCAGCGGGTTCTGTAGAGCGCGGTTACCCGACCGATGAGCGTGAACGGCTCTTCTCCAATCGCGATCGGCTGGTGCACCGGGTTGGTGGACCTCGGCTCCAAGCGAGCCGGGTGTTCGGCGTACTGCTTGAAGGTGGTCTCGCCTGCCTGATTGATCACGACGTAGAGCCGGCCAGGAAACAGCGCCTTGTCGTCGGGATCGACGACGACCCTGCCGCCTGAGGCGATCTCCAGATCCATCGAGTCTCCGTCAACTTCCAGCGCAAATGAGCGGGGCGGAGTCGAGGTGCGGTCCATCGCCATGTGACCTAACGGGCGCTGCACCTCCTCGCGCCAAGTGCCAGCGACGACTTGGCCGATAACCGGGATCATGACCGTTGCCGTGCCCTCGACCTCCCCCGCCGGGTCGGCGAGCAATGCTTCCAGCTTCTTCATCTCGTGGTACTTGAAGGGGCGCGTGCCACCGGGCCCGAGCGATTTCGAAATGGTCACTGGGGTTACGCCGAGGGCATTCGCGAGGTCGACCTGCTGCAGCCCGCGTGCCTTCATCCGTGCCCTGATCTCTTCCTTGTCCATATTTGGGACTTCAAACGGTCGCTTGCCAATATGGCAATTACCGATGCGGAAAGATTTAGCTTGATTTGAGGTTTCCGTATCGGCAACATTGCCGGAATGGAACAGTTCGCCAACGCACTCATCGACGCGATGGGCGGCACCGTCGCGGTAGCCGAGCTCACCAATGCGCCGCCTTCGTCCGTCTCGCGGTGGCGGAAAGACCTGAGCGGCTCCCGCCTCAACCACCTCGTCCGAACCGCTCGCATGGAGCGCCCGGAGCTCGACCTGGGCGAGCTCGCCGATCGGCACGGGGTGGCCTTGCCGGAGGCGGTGGCGAGCGAGGGGGGCGAGGCTGATCATGTGCGCGAGCATGCGCGCGCGGAGGGGGATGGGTCACCCGGAAACGCGGACGATCTTTCCGCCACGCCGGCGGAGATCGCAGCGTGAGGGCGACGACGCCCGAGAAGCTCGCGCTCAAGCGCGCCACCGGGGAGATGATCCGCGGTGTCGGAGGGCTCGAGGCAGCGGCGGGGTTCTGCCGGGTCGGCAAGTCCGTGCTCGGCTGCAACCAGTCGCCCAACGAACCGGACAGCTTCGTCGCGCTTGACGTGCTGGCGGACCTCGAGCCGCTCGCCCGTGGTCGCGAAGGCTGGCCGCACGTCACCCGTGCGCTGGCGGCGCAGCAGGGCTTCGCGCTCGTCAAGCTGCCCGACGCGCTGCCGGAGGCGGGCGACCTGCTCCACCTGGTGGCGCGGCAGGCACGGGAGGGCGGCGCGATCGCCTCGGCGATCTGCGCGGCGCTGGCGGACGGCAAGGTCGATGCTGACGAAGCGCGGGCTGCGCGAAAGCAGGTCGCCGACCTGATCGACGTGGCGGTGGCGATGGATGCGGCGCTGGCCGCGATCGAAGGGAAACGATGATGGTGAAGATGCACCTCGGGGCGAAGGTCCCGAACGAAGGCGCGCGCCGGCTGGCGTGGTGGATCGGACGCGAGCATCGCGGCGACGTGCGGGTCGCAGCGCGCGATCTGCCCGGCTGCGGCGAGACCACGGTCGAGCGGATGCTGGCGGGCGAGGTCGTCCCCGGCGCGGTGCTGACCCAGGTACTGATGCAGCGCGCCGGGATCGGCTGGCGGCTGTGGCAGAAGCCGCCCGCCGGCGGCTGGTTCGAGAACCCCGAGCAGGCGCTGCAGGCGGCGTGAGCGACGAGCGCATCATCGACGAGGCGCCCGGCGTCGTCGCCAGTCCTGCGCGCCTGGAGGCGTGGGCGCGGACCGCGCGGGCAGGCGACCGGTTCGTGTATGCGACGCGCTGCTCGCTGCCCCCCGGCTCGGCCGGGGCGGCATGCGCGCGCATGCTGGCGGCGCGCGAGCTGGTGAACCTGGCGCGATACCGCGTGTGTCCCGAAGAGTTCGGCGACACGGGCGTGTTCTCGTACTTCGCCGAGCGGACCAGCCGCCCCTGGTCGGATGCTCCCGCCGCCGTCGCACGGCCGCCGCGGTCGGTGCTGTCGGCGCCGCGCCTCGTGGGAGAGGTGGACGAGGCACTGGAGTGGACGGCCGTGGACCGGGTGCTGCCGATCCTGTCGCGGGCGGCCCAGTTTCGCCGGCCGTGTCCGACCAACCATCGGCTGGCCGAGTTGGCGGAGCTGGACGTGGCGACGGTCGAGGCGTCGATCGGCGCGCTGAAGTCGCTGCACATCATCTCGATCGCTCATGTCTCCCCGCCCACGTACCGGCTGGTGACGATCGTCGCGACCGCCGCGCGCACGGGGCTTGCGGCATGAAGCGGCGGACCTTCGAACAGGTGCGGCGCGAGGAGATCGTGGCGGAGCGCGGCGGCATCCTCGGCCTGCGCCGCGAACGCGAGCGGCAGATCGATCGGATCGCGGCGCGCGGCAGGCTGACGATCGAAGAGGCTTCGGCGGTGAAGAACGAGCTGCGCGCCTTTGCCGACATGATCGCGACCGGATTGTACCGCGAGGCTGCGGACCCGGTCGGGGTGCGCGCTACGCCGGAGCTGCTGCGGGTGCTGGAGCCGGGGCGCATCCTGGCGGTGCATGTCAAGGATCGCATCCGGCCGGGCGGGATGGACGGGCTGGGCTTCCAGACGGTGGACCCGTTCTCCGACGAGTGCGTGGCGCATTATCGCCGCCACGGTTTCGCCTTCCTGTCGCGGCGTACGATCGTCACCGACGTGGTGCGGGAGAACGCGCAGACCTATCGCCTCGGCTGGACCGAGCATTGCAAGGATGGGAGCCGCCAGGGCGGCGGGATGCCCGAATATCTGCTGGTGTTCAGGAAGCCGCAGACGGACCGCGCGCGCGGCTATGCCGACCGCCCGGTCGTCAAGCCGAAGCCGCTGGTTGATCTGGAGGACGGCCGGATCGTCGACTGGGACGATGCGCGGGTGCGCAACTACAAGGCACGGCTGGTGGCGAACAGCGGCTATTCGCCGTCGCGCTGGCAGAACGACGCCAGCGGGTTCTGGCGATCGTCGGGGAACCGGGTGCTGACGCCCGCCGATCTGGAGGGGCTGCCGCATGACGGCATCTATCAGCTGTTTCGCGGCTGGTCGTTCGCGAACGTTCACGAGCACGAGCATCACGTCGCGCTGACCGAGTCGATGGAGCGTCGTCAGGCGCTCCCCACCGACTTCGCGCTGCTGCCGGCGCAGAGCTGGCATCCGGAGGTGTGGACGGACGTGGCGCGGATGCTGGGCGCGAACACGCTGCAGGCGGCGAAGGGCCGCGAGCAGCATCTGTGCCCGCTGCCGTTCGACATCGTCGACCGCGCGATCGGGCTGTGGAGCGAGCCGGGCGAGCTGGTCTACGATCCGTTCGGTGGGCTGATGACGGTGCCGATGCGGGCGGTGAAGCTCGGCCGGCGCGGCGCGGCAAGCGAGCTCAACCCGGGCTATTTCGCGGACGGGGTGCGGCTGCTGCGCGAGCAAGATGCTGGCAGGGCGACCGGGAGCCTGTTCGATCTGCTCGACCAGGTGGCGGCGTGATGGCGGACGAAGTGGACATGGCCGTCGAGCTGGAGGCCGAGCACCTGGCGCGCAGCATCGCACAGGCTCGGATACCGATACCGCCCGGCAAACCGGGCGAGTGCGACAGCTGTGGTGAGGATTGTCCTCGCCTGGTCGATGGTCGCTGCGCTCCATGCCGCGACGGGCGCCAGCGTCTCGGAGGGGCACTCGGACGGCCCGTGCCATCTGTCAAAACCATTCACGAGGAGCCTGACATGCCAGCTAACCCTGCGCCCGCGACGAAACGGACGATCACCTTTGCGGCTTCGGGCGAGATCCTGAAAGCGATTGAGGCTCGCGCAAAAGCTGGCGACGGTGTGGTTGGCCGCGCTGCGGTGGAGCTGGTCGAGCTCGGCCTGGTACAGCTGGCGTCGCCGGCGTTTGAGCCGCAGCCGTCGGTGCCTGCGATCGCCGATATTCACATCGATGCGCTGCTCGGCGAGGTTCGGCGTCGCTTCGAGCATGCCGGCGATCGCTCGGCCGAGCTGGCCGCGACCCTTCGCGCCGATGCTGCCGAGGATCGGCTCGCACGGCTGCGCGCCGCCCTGGAAGAACCGCCCGTCTGAGGTTCGCGAGCGCGGCCCCCGACGCGAGATTCCACCGCCGGCGGGACGGTGCTCGCGAGCATCCCGCCACCCTTTTTGGAGAATAGCCGCCAGTGTCCGCGTCCACCCTGCCGTCCGCCATGTGCTCGGCGGCGCTGCAATATGCGCGTCGAGGGTGGCCCGTGTTCCCGTGCCGGGAGCGCGACGAGACGCGCGTCATCGGCGGCGCGGGCGGCAAGACGCGCACCTTCAAGGCGAAGGCGCCGTACACCGGCAACGGGCTGAAGGACGCGACCACCGACGAGCAGCGGATCCTCGCCTGGTGGCGCGAGCATCCCGAGGCGCTGATTGGCCTGCCGACGGGCGCGAACGGGTGCTTCGTGCTCGATTTCGATCCGCGGGTCGAAGAGGAGGTCGACCCAGACACCGGCGAGGTCACCGGCCGGCGGGAGTGGACGCTCGAGCAGCTGAAGACCGACCTGGAGGCGCAGATGGGCTGCGCGCTGCCGCGATCGGTGACCGCGGTCACCCAGTCGGGCGGGGTGCACGTCTACTTCCGCCAGCCTGCCGGTGAGCCGATCCGCAACCGCGGCAACCTGCCCGAGCATGTCGATGTGCGCGGACTGGGCGGATACGTCATCGCGCCGCCCTCGGTGCTGCCGGAAACGGGTGCTCGGTATCGCTGGTTCGATCGGGGGGGCGACTGGCGCGATGACGCGGCGATCGCTGATGCGCCGGCGCAGCTGGTCGACATCCTGCGGGCGAGCAAGGCGAAGGCGCGGGATCGGTCTGCCGGCGCCGGCGAGGAGATCGCGGATGAACGGCCTGTGCGTCGCGCGAGCCTGCCGGCCGGCGACGACGAAGCGGTGCGCCGTTATGCGATGCGGGCTCTGGACCATGAATGCAGCGAGCTGGCGGCGACGCCGATCGGCGGCGGCCGCCACGGCGGGCGCAACAACGGCATCTTTGCGGCCGGGCTAAAAATGGGCGGACTGGTCGCCGCAGGGGCGATCTCGCTCGGCGTCGTCCGCGCGGCGCTGCTCGACGTCATCGACCGGATGCCGGGCAACCAAGATCCCGATGGAGCGCACCGGACGCTGGAGAACGGCCTCTCTCGAGGTCAGGAAAATCCTCGCGACCTCGCAGAGGTCGCGGCATCGTCGCGCGCCCGTCAGGAGCGCGCGCCCTCTCGCGGCACGCCCGCCGCCACCGCGCAGCCCTCGCGTGGCGGGGATTTCAGTCAACCCTTCCACAATGGAGGGCATCCGCTGACTGATCTAGGGGAGGCCGAGGCGGACCGGCTCAAACGCGTGGCGCGGGCGTGGCTGGTGCGGCGTCTGGAGCATCTGGAGCCGTCGCGCGACACGCTGTCGAAGCTGGCGTTCGGGGTGGGTCGGCGCATCGCGGCCGGGCTGCTGGACGAAGAGTCTGCGCGGGTGTTGCTGGCGGCTCCTGCCGAGACCGTCGCCGATCTGACGCCGGCCGACCTCGACCGGGCGCTGGACGATGGATACGCGCGCGGGTTCGACCTGGAGCCGCTGCTGCTCGCGATGCGCTGCGCCGGTCATCCCCTCACACCGTTCGGGATCGCGGAGCGGTTTCGCGATCGGTTTGGGCACGATTTCCGCTTCACCACCGCGAAGGGCTGGGTCGGTTGGGACACACGGCGGTGGAAGGTGCTCGACCAGGACGAAAAGACACCGCCGGCGGAGGTGATCGCGGCGGTGTTCGACACGATCCGCAGCCTGCAGGATGAGGCGCGGCTGATCGGCGACACCGGCGTGCGCTGGCGGCTTATCGACCGGATCGGGCCACGTGGCGGTGAGCAGCAGGAGCTGGACCTCTACGACGATCAGAACCCGCACGGGCTCGATCGATGGATCATGAAGGGCAAGGGCTTCGTGCTGTTCTCGGACACCGTGCGCGCATTCGGTCGCGCGTCGGAAACGACGGGAATGCCCGCGGCGGTCGCGGCGCTGGCGCGTCGCTGGCTGACGGTGCCGATCGAGCAGTTCGATCGCGATCCCTTCGCCGTCAACGTGATGAACGGCACGCTGCGCTTCCGGTGCGAAGAAGCGCCTGACGGCGCGCGCCGGGGCACGGTGGAGCTCGCCGACCATTGCCGCGAAGACCTGCAGACGAAGCTGTCGCCGGTGGTGTACGACCCGGCTGCCCCCGCGCCGCGGTACGACAAGATGTTCGCCTGGGCGCAACCCGACGCACCGATGCGGCGCTACCTGCACCAGCTCGGCGGCTATGCGCTGACCGGTGACGCGGGCGAGCAGAAGCTGTGGTTCTGGTACGGACGCGGGCGCAACGGCAAGGGCACGACGCTGGACGTGTGGCAGCACGTCGCGGGCGATTACGCCGACACGATCCCGATCGGCAGCTTCCTCGACCAGGGGATCAAGAAGCGCGGCGATCAGGCCTCACCCGATCTGGCCAAGCTGGGCGGTGTGCGGCTGCTGCGCTCGTCAGAGCCGGGCCGCAACGAGAAGCTGGACAGTGCGCTGATCAAGCTGGTGACGGGTGGCGACCCGCTGCCGGTCAGGATGCTGCATCGCGGGTTCTTCAACCTCCAGCCCCTCTTCAAGCTCATCATCATGGGCAACACGCGGTTCGATATCCCGGACACTGACGACGGTATCTGGAGTCGGATGAAGCTGGTCCCGTGGCTGCGCAACATCGAGAAGCCCGAGGCCGGTGTCGCGGACTGGCCCGAAAAGGACCCGAAGCTGCCCGCGAAGATCATCGCCGAGGAGGCGTCGGGCGTGCTCAACCGGCTGGTCGAGGGGCTGTTGGATTATCTGTCGCATGGGCTGGTCGAGCCCCAGGGCGTGACCGCCGCGACCGAAGCGTATCGCGATGCCAGCGATCCGATCGCGCGGTTCATGCGGGCGTGTACCGTTCCCGAGGCCGGATCGCGCGTGCAGTCCTCTGCCCTGCACGCGGTCTTTGTCGCCTGGTGCCGGGTCGCGGGCGAGAGCGAGTGGAAGAACAAGGGCTTCTCCACTGCGCTCGCCGAGAAGGGATATGAGAAGAAAACGTCGAATGGCGTGTGGTGGCTGGACATCGCCATGACCCGCGAGGTCGGCGACTTCGTGGATGACGAGGGCAGGCCGCGCACGCTGATCGAGGAAGATGGCGATGACCGGGTGCTGGACGCGATGGGCTCTCGCCCCTCGTCCGACTTCGACGACGACATGCCGCCATGAGGCGATCGGACTGCAATCCTTCCGGGTCGGAAGGGTGGCGGATGGATCGCGGAAGGGAAAAGCGCAGGATTTCTGCGCCTGTGGAAGGGTTGGAAGGGTTTTCGCGATGTTGCCCGTATCATGTGCGCAGGCGCATGCGCGCACGATCACAATATCCGTTTCATCCTTCCACCCTTCCAATCCTTCCATGAGGAAGAAAGTTATCATTGTTAGTCAGTGGGTTGAGGTTCGATGATGAGCGGAAGGATTGATCTGCAAGCTTCCATCGCCGGAAGCTTCACGCTGGCGGAGGTGGAAGAGCGGTTGGTCGAAGCTATGCTGACCTGCTGGCGTCACGCGGACCGCGAGCGCGGGTGGCAGCGGCTGCGCTCGGCCTGGCCGGAGATCACGCGCGACGTGCTGGCGGGCGACTATGACGATCGCGGCGGCGACATGGCTAGCGCGGTGCTGCGGCCGGCGTCGCTGACCCGGCGCGAGGTGGGCGAGATGGAGGAGGCGTTCGGCTGGGTCGAGGTGCTGGCGCCGATCGACCGCAAGCTGGTCGGGCTTGCGGTGAGCGAGCTGGCGCGCGGGCAGCGGCAGGTGCGATGGGCGCTCGTCATGCGACAGATGGGCCTGTCGCGGGGTCGCGATGGGCTGCGGATGCGGTACGGGCGGGCGATGGCGCGGGTGTGCCAGCGCGCGAACGCTAGGACTTCCGAGCGGTTGAGCATGTCAAACTGATTAAGTGCGGGGCGCGCAAATTCTCTTGTTCGCGAGATGGGCGATTTGAGCGTATCTCACGCCACACTGAGGCGGACCTGCGGGTCGCGGCATCGGTACTCTCCCAACCTTACGGGCGGCGCGGCTTCGGCTTCGCCGCCCGCGTCGTTTCCGGGCCGAACTAATGGGCAAGTTGAAGGCGTTGACCCCGCGACTGCGCGGGCTGGCGCCGCGGCTCGCCTCGCTCCCGCCTGGTGATCGGCAGGCGTTCGACCGCGACCGGGACCGGCAGCCGTGGCGGCGATGGTACAAGACCGCGCGCTGGCAGCGGCTGCGTTGGGCCGTGCTGGTGCGCGACCTGTTCACCTGTCGGTGGCCGGGCTGCGGGCGGGTGATCGCGGACACGAGCGAGTTGGTCGCTGATCATGTCGTGCCCCATCGGGGCGACCCGGCGCTGTTCTGGGACGCGGGCAACCTCCAGTGCCTCTGCAAGGCCTGCCACGACGGACCGAAGGCGCGGGCTGAGGCGCGGGCTGCGGGCTGAGCCTGAACGGGCCGAGCCGAGGGGTGAGGCCCCGATCTGGCACGGCCCTTGCCGCACGGGTGGGGGGGGGGGGGTCGAAAGTCTGGAAGGTCGTCGGCTTCTAGACCGCATACCCCCGTACGCGGAGATTTTTTCCTTGGCTGTTGTGGATTTCGACCTTCTGGGGGACCCGATCCCTCCCGGGCATGAGGGTCCGGGGCGACCCGCGCATGAGGCGACCGATGCGAAGCGGCAGAAATGCGTGCTTCTCGCGGCGATGGGCCGGAAGCGGCCGGAGATCGCGCAGGCGCTCGGCATCGACCAGAAGACGCTGCGGAAACATTATTCCCGCGAGCTGCGCATTCTCGACGCGGCGAGGCTGCGCGTCGAGGGCGAGCTGCTGATGGCGTTGGCTCGCAAGTCGGGCGACGGCGACACCGGCGCGACCAAGGAATTGTTCAAGCGGCTCGATCGGGCCGAGCTGCGGGAGCTGGCGCCGGCCGCGAAGAAGCCGAAGCCCACGCCGCTCGGTAAGAAGGAGCAGCGTAAGGCCGACGCTCGGCGCGCGGTGGCGGCCGGCAGCTGGGGCGACCTGGTCGACGGCAAGCACTTGAACTGAGATGTGGAACTTCGCGTGTCCGGACTGGGAAGCTCGGTTGCGCGAGGGACGCTCGCTGGTCCCGGACCTGCCGCTCGACGAAAAGGCGGCGGCGCGCGCGGTCGGCATCTTCAACAAGCTGCGGCTCCCCGACGTGGCGCGGCAACCGGCGATGGCCGAGGCGGCGGGCGACTGGTTCCGCGACATCGTCGCGGCGCTCTTCGGCTCGGTCGACGCGGCCGGGGAGCGGCATGTGCGCGAGGTGTTCGGCCTAGTGCCGAAGAAGAACTCGAAGACGACCGGCGGCGCCGGGATCATGATGACGGCGCTGATCGAAAACGGCGATCCGCGGCAGGAATATCTGCTGGTTGGGCCGACGCAGGAGATCGCGGACCTCGCCTTCACCCAGGCGGCGGGGATGATCGAGGCCGACCGGCGCGAGAATGGCGGCGAGGGTTACCTGCCGACGCGCTTTGACGTGAAGGATCACGTCAAGACGATCGTCGATCTGGCGACGGGATCGACGCTGAAGATCAAGACTTTCGACATGAAGGTGATGACGGGCGCGAAGCCGAAGGGCGTGCTGGTCGATGAGCTGCATGTCATGTCGTCGCTGTCCTATGCGGCGCGGGTGATCGGGCAGATCAGGGGCGGGCTGATGCAGAAGCCCGACAGCTTTTTTCTGATCATCACGACGCAGTCGGACCAGCCGCCAGCCGGCGTGTTCCGGGCCGAACTGGGGCTGGCGCGGGGGATCCGCGACGGGCGGGTCACGGGCGAGGCTGCGTCGATGCTGCCGGTGCTTTACGAGTTTCCGGAGGCGATGCAGATCGACCCGGCTAAGCCTTGGGCCGACCCCGACGCCTGGCACATGGTGACGCCGAACCTCGGGCTGTCCGTGTCGCTCGACCGGCTGCGCGCGGACTTCGCGCAGGCCCGCGAGAAAGGCGAGGAGGAGGTGCGGCGCTGGGCGTCGCAGCATCTGAACGTCGAGATCGGGCTGGCGCTGCACACCGACAGGTGGCGCGGCGCGGATTATTGGGAGGCAGCGGGCGAGCCGGACCTTACGCTCGACACGCTGATCGCGCGATCCGAAGTGATCGTCGCCGGGATCGACGGGGGCGGGCTAGACGATCTGCTCGGGCTGGCGTTGATTGGCCGGTGTCGCGAGACGCGCCGCTGGCTTGGTTGGTGCCGGGCGTGGGCGCAGGACGAGGTGTTCGCGCGACGCCAGCAAAACGCGGCGCGGCTTGAGGACTTCGTGACGCAGGGCGACCTGATGCGCTGCGCGACCCCAACCGACGACATCCTCGGGGTGGCGGATGTGTTAGAGCGGGTGCTGCAGGCGGGGTTGTTCCCCGAACAGGATGCGGTGGGGCTCGACCCTGCGGGCGTGTCAGCGCTGATCGACGAGCTTTCATCGCGTGGTTTCGCCGACGACCAGCTCAGACCCATTGCCCAGGGTTTCCGGTTATCCCCGGCGACCTGGGGGTTGGAGCGCATGCTGAAGGACGGGCGGTTCGTCCATGCCGACCAGCCGCTGATGGACTGGTGCGTGGGAAACGCGAAGGCGGAGCAGCGCGGCAATGCGGTGCTGATCACGAAAGAGACGGCAGGCAAGGCGAAGATCGACCCACTGGTCGCGCTCTTCAACGCCTTCATGCTGATGACCAGGAACCCTGAAGGGGCGGGAGGCGGAATGGACGCGTTCTTCTCGCGCCTGGCGGCGTGACGTTGTGGCAGAAGATGGTCGGCTATCTGAGTCGGGCCATCGGGCTGACCGGGCCGGCCGGTTGGACGCGCGAGGCGGGCGCCAGCCATTCGGGCGAGCAGGTCAACGCCGGGTCGGCACTGTCGCTGTCGGCGGTGTGGGCGTGCGTGAACCTGCTGGCGGGTACGATGGCGAGCCTGCCGATCGTGGTGTATCGCACGGACGAGCGTGGCAACCGGGCGGTGGCGAAGGATCACTGGGCGTACCGGCTGCTGCACGACAGCCCGAATGCGGACCAGACAGCCGTCGATTTCTGGGAGGGTGCGTTCGCGAGCCTGGAGTTGAAGGGCAACGCGGTTGCGGACCTCACCTGGTCGGACGATCGCCGGCGAGTGCTGGCGCTGACGCCGATCGCGTGGGACGCGCTGAGCGTTGCCCGCGATCGGGACGGCGAGCTGATCTACCGGTGGGCAGATCAGACGCGCCGCCAGGCGGACGTGCTTCACATCCGCGGTTTTGGTGGGGCGCCCGAGGGCGGGTTGTCGACGCTGAGCTACGCGCGGCATGCGTTCGGCCTAGCAACCGCGATCGACAAGGCGGCCGGGCAGATGTTCGGCAACGGGGTGCGACCCTCCGGCCTGCTCAAGTTCGACAAGTGGCTGACGCCGGAACAGGCGAGCATCGCAGAGACGCGGATGAAGGAGAACTTCGTCGGGTCGATGAACGCCGGCAAGCCGATGGTACTGGAGGGCGGGGTGACCTGGCAGCAGCTGACGATCAATCCCGAGGACGCGCAGATGTTGCAGTCGCGCGGGTTCTCGATCGAGGAACAGTGCCGGTTCTTCGGGGTGCCGCCTTTCATGATCGGGCACAATGAGAAGTCGAGCGGGTACCCGACCAGCCTGGAACAGCAGGTGCTGACCTTCCAGAAGTTCGCGCTGCGGCGGCGGCTGAAGCGCGCCGAGCAGGCCATGGAGAAGCAGCTGCTGACCCCGGCGGACCGCGCGGCGGGGATCACGATCGAGTATAATCTCGAGGGTCTGCTGCGCGGCGACAGCGCGGCGCGGTCGGCATTCTACCAGTCGGCACTGACCAACGGGTGGATGACGATCAACGAGGTGCGGGCGCTGGAGAACATGCTGCCGGTCACCGGCGGCGATGTGCCGCGCATGCAGATGCAGAATGTGCCGATCACGCAGGCGGGTCGAGTCGAAGAGGTGAGAGCATGAGCGACGATCTGGAGCGGAGGTATGCGGTGACGCCGCTGCCGAGCGCCGATGAGGTGCTTGGCGGGCAGACGCAGGGCGGCGTCGCGGCGCCGTCCGGCTTCTTCACCGACGATGACCTCGCGCCGCCTGCGGCGGAAAAGCCGTCGCTGGCGGGACTTGCCGAGCGCGTACGCGGTGCGCGGGCTGCTCTCGCCGAAGCCGAGGCTGCGTTCGACGCAGCCGTGCGCGCGGAGCATGGGCTGTGAAGACGCTCGACTTCCCGCTCGACGTGAAGGACGTCGGCGAAGACGGCGCGATCGAGGGCTTGGCGGCGGCGTACGGGAACGTCGATCACGGCGGTGACATCCTCCTGCCGGGTGCGTTCACGAAGACGCTGAAAGGCCGCAAGACGCTGCCGATGCTGCTCTACCACGATCAGCGGCTGCCGATCGGCGTGTGGAGCGCATTCGAGGACACGCCCAAAGGTCTGAAGCTCAAGGGCCGGATCACGACAGTGACGGCGACCGGTGCGGAAGCGCTGGCGCTTGCTCGCGACGGGGCGCTCGGCGGGCTGTCGATCGGCTATCGCGCGCTCAAGGAACGCTACACCGACACCGCCCGCGAGCTGAGCGAGGTGTCGCTGCACGAGACCTCGCTGGTCGCGATCCCGATGAACGAGCGGGCGCAGGTCACGCGCGTCAAAGACATTCTGGCCAACGGTAATCTGCCGTCGGTCCGCCAATTCGAGGAGTTCCTGCGGGATGCAGGCGGCTTCTCGAAAAGCCTGGCCGCGGCGATCGCGGGCAAGGCGACGCCGCATCTTCGGGGGGAGCCCGAGGTCGAGGCGGATGAAGCTGCCGAGTTCTGGCGACAGATGGTCGGCTGATCTCCCCCTGATCTGAAGGACTACAACATGCGAAAGAACCGCCTGCTGGGCGGCGCTGCGGCGCTGCTCGGCCCAATGACGGCTGCCGAGCGCAAGCGCGGCCGCTACATGCGCGATGGCGAAGGTCATCCGCAGCTGCAGAACAAGACGGCGCAACAGCTCGCCGACGAAGCCAAGGCCCACTTCGACACCAAGTGGAACGACGTGAAGGGTCTCGCCGAGGAGGCGATCGGGCGGCTCGACAAAGGCGAGCTGCTGACGCCGGAGTATAAATCGAAGATCGACGCCGCGCTGCTCGTCATGAACGAGACCAAGGGTCGGATGGACGAGGCCGAGCAGAAGCTCGCCAAGCGCGGCTCCGGCCAGCCCGGGGGCGAGAAGTCGATCGGCGCTCAGTATGTCGAGAGCGACCAGTTCAAGCAGGCGTTCGCGAACGGCGCGCGGCAGGGCCAGAATGTCGGCATCGAGGTGAAGGCGATCACGTCGCTGACAACCGACGCGAACGGCTCGGCCGGCGACCTGGTGCGCACCGAGCGTGTCCAGTCGCCGATGCAGGAGTTGCCTAACCGGCAGCTCACCATCCGCAACCTGATCGCGCCGGGGCAGACCGCGTCGAGCTCGATCGAGTATGTTCAGGAGACTGGCTTCACCAACAATGCCGGGATGGTCGCGGAGGGTACGCTGAAGCCCGAGTCGACGCTCAAGCTCGACCTGAAGAACGCGCCGGTGCGCAAGATCGCCCACTGGTTCCTCGCCTCGGCCGAGATCCTGGCGGATGCGCCCGGCCTGCGGTCGATGATCGACAACCGGCTGAAGTACGGTCTCGCCTTCGTCGAGGACGTGCAGTTACTGAAGGGCGACGGCACTGGCCAGAACCTGGCGGGCATCAAGCCGCAGGCGTCCGACTACGCGGTCCCCACCGGTCTGACCGGCTTCGCTACCCCGAGCATGATCGACAAGCTGCGCATCGCGCAGTTGCAGGTCGCGCTGGCACTGTACCCGGCCGATGGCCAGGTGCTGCATCCGATTGACTGGGCGCTGATCGAAATGGCGAAGGACGGCGAGGGCCGGTACCTGATCGGCAACCCGCAGGGCACGCTGTCGCCCACGCTGTGGGGGCTGCCGGTGGTGCCGAGCATGGCGCAGACCGTCGGTGAGTTCACGGTCGGCGCCTGGCGGATGGGCGCGCAGCTGTTCGATCGCGAACAGTCGGGCGTGCTGGTGTCGACCGAGGACGGCGACAACTTCCGCCGCAACATGGTGACGATCCTCGCCGAGGAGCGGCTGGCGCTGACGGTCTATCGACCGGAGGCGTTCGTCGACGGGGCGTTTGCCAACGCGTGATGACACGGGGCGGGGCGGGCCGCGTGTCCGCCCCGGCCAATCTGAGGAGGGCAGCATGTCCGCAAAGAAGAGCTACACGGTGCATCGCGCGATGCACGGCGACGGCCGCGATTGGGCACGCGGCGACACCCGCGAGATGGCGGAAGCCGATGCCGCGCCGCTGGTCGCGACGGGTGCGGTGGCGTTGAAGGGCGAGGTGCCGGTCAAACATGGCCCGGCCGTCCGCCACACCTTCGGCACCGACGTCGGGGCGAGCACGTACGTCTCGGCCGCGACCGGCAAGGACGTGGTGGTGAGCAAGGCGGAGACGCACAACCAGCCGACCTCGCTGATCGCGGAGACCGACGTTTCCGACAGCCGTGTCGAGGGGCGTCGCAGCCCCGCGCGCAAGGGCTGACGCTGCACAGATGGCCATGACGGTCCGCCCGGCCGCTCCGCTTGATGCGGAGGCTGTGTTGCCGCTTGCGCTGGTAAAGCAGCAGGTGCGGGTCACGTCGTCGGATGACGACGTGCTGCTCGAGCAGCTGCGGCTGACTGCGCTGTCGCAGATCGAGCGGGTGTGCGGGCGGTCGTTACAGCGGCGGGCTTGGACCGTGACCTTCGACCGGTTCGCCGATACGGCGCGGTTGCCGATCGGGCCGGTGTCAAGCGTTACCGGAGTGAGTTACCTCGACGCCGCTGGCGCAGCGCAGGCCGTGCTGTCGGCGGACTGGCGGCTGTCCGGTGACGTGCTGCGCGCGGCAAGCGTGTGGCCGTTCGCGCGTGGTGAGGTGACCGTCACCGTTACAGCCGGGTGGCTCGACGCGAAAGCGGAGGCGCCGGAGCTGGTGACGGCAGCGCTGATGCTGGTCGCGCACTGGTACCAGAACCGTGAGGCGGTGGTGACCGGCACGATCGCGACGGCGCTGCCGCTGGCGGTGGACGCGCTAATCTCGACCCACCGCGCGCCGGTGATAGGCTGATGCCCGCGCTCGGCGCAGGTCAGCGCGACCGCAAGGCGACGGTGGAGAGGGCAGGGGCGCCTGTCGTCGGTCCTCACGGAGACGAGACGCCTGGCTGGACCGTGCTCGCGATCGAGTGGGTGAGTGTCCGCTTCGGTTCGTCGGCCGAGCGGCGGCAGGCGGCGCAGACCGGCGCGAACCAGGCGGCGACGTTCGGGTTTCTGTGGAACACTGCCACGCGCTCCATCACGCCGGCCGACCGGCTGCAGTTCGACGATGCGGTGTGGAACATCCAGGGCGTCAATGTCTCGCCGGGCAACACGGGTGTCGTTGTCGCCGCGGTGCGCGCAGCGTGAGCGGTAAGCTCATCGGCGTTGGCGACTGCCTCGCCACGCTGTCGGCCATGAAGAAGGGCACAGTCATCGGTGTTGCGCGGCGCGCCCTGCTGCCGGCAGCGGAGATCCTGCGGGCCGGGGTAGCGGCGCGGGCACCCGAGCTGACCGGCAACCTCAAGCGCTCGGTCAGGGTGGATCGCAAGTCGCAGGTGAAACGTCGGCGAAGGGGTGCCGTGGACGTGACGGTGATTGCCGACGACGCGGCTGCGGTGCCCACGGAGTTCGGCACGTCGGACACGCCCATTCAACCGTTCTTCCGACCCGCCATCGAGGCGGAGAAGGCGGCGATGTTCGCAGCTGTGGCGGACGCCCTGCGGACGGAAACTACCAAAACGGCGCAGCGCGCCGCGCGGCGGTCGCGTGGCTGACTGGCCCGCGGCGCTGCGCGCGCAACTGATCGCAGCAGGGCTGGCGGGCGGTCGCATCAGCTGGGGGTTGCGGCCTGAGAAGGCGTCGCTGCCCGCGCTGGTGCTGACCGCGATCGGCGGCAGTGTCGGCAGGCTGACGGACGGAAACGCGGACCTGCGGCGCTCGACCGTGCAGGCCGACGCGTATGCCGTCCGGCACGACGAGGCGTGGCTGCTGATCGAGGAGGTGCTCGCCGCCGTGGCAGCGCCATTCACCCGCGGCGAAGTCCGGTTCGCCAGCGCCGGCCACGGCGCCCCTCGCACGCTCCCGGACACGGCGTCGGACGGCACAGCGCTGTTCCGCGCGAGCGCCGATCTGAACTTTTGGCACGATTGAGGAGGACGACATGACCGAAGCACGCGTCGGGTGGGGCGGCCAATTCTGGCTCCACAACGGCACCGCCCTGACCAAGCTGCTGGAGGTGACCAGTTTCGGCCTCCCCACGCCGGAGGTCGAGACGATCGAGGCGACGCACCTGGAGAGCCCGGGCCGTCGCCGCGAGTATATCACCGGCATGATCGAGGACGGCGAGCTGGAGGTGGTGATGAATTACGTCCCCGGCTCTGCGACCGATCTGCTCATCAACACGGCGCTGGAAGCCGGCACGGCGCGCGCCTTCAAGGCGGTGGTGCCAAACGCCACGGTCGGCCGGAACTTCCAGGGCACCTGCATCGTCACCGGCCTCGATCGCGGTACCATCGAGGCGGACGGCAAGATGGAAGCCACTATGACCGTGCGTCTCACCGGCGCCACGACCGAAGCGGCGGTTTCGTGACGGCGCCCGCGAACCCGATCAAGGGCGAGGTCAAGCTGGGGAACCACACCCTGCTGTTCGACTTCAACGCCCTTTGTGCGGTCGAGGAGGCGTTCGGCGGACGCTCGCTCGCCGATGTCCTGGGCGGCATGGGCGACGGCAACGTGTCGCTTCGGACGTTCCGCACCCTCGTGTGGGCCGGCCTGCAGGCGCACCATGAAGGCACGTCGGAGCAGGTCGCCGGCAACATCATCGACGACATCGGCGGACCACAGGCCGCGGCTGACGCGCTGACGGTGGCGTTCGGCGCCGCGATGCCGGAGGCCTCGGGAGAGGCCCGCCCTCCGCAGGCGGGGAAGGCGACTGGCTCGCCCTCCTCGCCGCGTGGTGCGAAGAAGGCCTGACGCCGGAGACCTTCTGGCGGCAGACGCCGCGCCTGTTCGAGGCCGTGATGCGCGGGCGGGCCGCGGCGGGGCGGCGGCGGTTCGAGGAGATGATCGCGGCGGCCTGGCATGTCGAGGCGTTCGCGCGGACCAAGCGCCTGCCGGACCTCGGCAAGGTGCTTCAGCGTGAGACAGCGATCGACAGCGATGCTGCAGTGATTGCGATGTTCGACAGACTCGCCGCGCGCGGGCTGGTGACGATGGACTAGTCGAAGACGACTCCGAACACGCCGTCATGGGCCAATAGCTTGCCCGATCGGAAGCCGTAAGCTTCGCTCCGCTCGCCGGCGCGCAGCGGCCGGCCCCGTGAGGCGCAGGCCATGCTGCGCAGGATCAGCTCCTTATCCCGGGCGGGTGTAGCCGCCCAGGCGGCGTCCTCCACGTCGATGCGGTCGGGTGCCACGTCGCGGATAAGCCCGGAGTTTGCCAGCTGGGTAAGACCTTCAAGGCAAGCTCTCCGCGCTGCGGAGGAGAAGGTGGGTTCCGCCCGCGGCGGGTTCCCGGTCGGGGTGACAGATGGGCGCGGGAGCGGCGTCGGGGTCGGCGACGGTGGTGGCGAGACGAGGTTGCTGATCACACCGATGCCGAGAAGGAAGCCGATCGCAGGCAGCCACACACGGCCGTTGCGCGACAGGCCTGAGTACCACCGGACGAATGCATCCCACATGGCGGCGCATCCTGCGCGGTCTCGATCGGAAAGGAAAGTGACGCATGGCTGGAGGCTCGGGCATCACTTTAGGGTTCATGAAATATGTGCTGGGCCTGGATGGCCTCGCCTTCGAAGAGGGACTGGGGCTCGCGGAGAAGCAGCTCAAGGCTAGCCAGAAGAAGCTCGCCAAGATCGGGGACAGGATGAAAGGCGCTGGCCAGGCGCTTTCGCTCGCAGTCACCCTGCCGGTTGTCGCCTTCGCTGGCGCCGCCCTGAACGTCGCATCTGACGCTGGAGAGCTACAGTCGGCCTTCGATACCACCTTCGGCGCGATGTCGAAGGACATGAATGAGTGGGCTCGGGTGACCGGCGATGCGATGGGCCGCTCGACCACGGAGATGCAGAAAGCCGCGAACACGTTCGGCATCTTCTTCAATACCGCCGTCCCGGCCGCGAAGGCGGCGGAGATGTCGAAGACGTTCTCCAAGCTGGCGCAGGACTTGGGCAGCTTCTTCAACGTCGACACGCAGACGGCCATCGAGAAGCTGCGTTCGGGCCTTTCCGGCGAAAGCGAGCCGTTGCGCGACTTCGGCGTCTTCCTGACCGAGGCATCGGTGAAGGCGAAGGCGCTGGAGCTCGGCCTGACCGGCGTCGGCAACGAGCTGACCGAGCAGGAGAAGATCGTCGCGCGATACCAGTTGATCCTGGAGGCGACCGGCAAGGCGCAGGGCGATGTCCAGCGCACGTCCGGCAGCTTTGCCAACCAGGTGCGTGCGTCCAAGGCGGCGTTCGAGGAACTGCAGGTGACGATCGGCACCAAGCTGATCCCGGTGCTGACCCCGCTGGTGAAGAAGATCGCCGAGATGCTGAATTGGTTTGGCGGACTGTCGGAGCGAACCAAGATGACCGCTCTCACCATCGCAAGCATCGCCGCGGCAGCCGGACCGCTGGCCTTCGCATTCGGCTCGATCACCGCCAGCGTAGGAACCCTGTTGCCCCTGCTCTCGCGGCTGGGCGGCGCGTCGGGCCTGCTCGGCCTGACGGGCGCAGCCGGACCCCTGGCGCTGGTCGCGGCCGGGGCGCTGGCCGTGTACGTGGCGTATCAGCACTGGGACAAGATCGGGCCCTGGATCGATGGCGTCATCGAACGCACGTCGGCTGCGGCTCGCGACATCAATGCCCGGCTCGCCGAAATACAGGCGGAGGCCACGGCTTTCGACAAGCAGATGGGGATCCCGGCGCCGACCGAGTTCTTCAGCGCGATCGGCAAGGAACTGCAGACTGGGTGGGAGCGGTTGGAGCGCTACGGCAAGGCCGTGCAGGACTGGGCCGATCGGTTCGATGCGGGCGCCGTGCAGGTGTGGAAGTCCTTCGAGACGATGCACGCGCGGGTGCAGGCGGCGTTCAACCGCATGGTCGGCGGCATCCGCGACTCGATCAACGGTGGCCTGCGTCAGTCTCTTCAGTGGGTGCAGGACAAGGCCAAGGCGGTCGGCGACGCGTTCTATAATCTCTACGATCGCGTGGTCGGTCACAGCTATGTGCCAGACATGGTGGACGGAATTGCGGACCACATGGCCCGGCTGGACTCGGTCATGGTGGCGCCGGCCGCGAAGGCAGCCGCGGCCGTGTCGGCAAAGTTCAAGGCGCTCGCCGAAGAGCTGCGCCCGCTGATGGATCGCCTGTTTCCCGAGGCCCGTGCGGCGCTCGATCTGAAACGCGACGCCGCCATGATCGAGGCCGGCCGCGCATCGGGCCAGCTGACACCGGATGCTGCAGATGCCGCGCGGTCACGCCTGTTCACCGGCACCAACCTGGAGGCAGTGGCGATCCCCGATTTTGCCGGCTTGGCGCACGTCTGGCAGCAGGTCGAGGAGGCGGTGTCCAAGCCGATCGAGACGGCGGCCGATCGTGCCGCAACAGCCTTCACCGACATCGCCCGGTCAGCTCTGGACGGCGCCCGCAACGTGGTGGATGCGATCAAGGGCGGCGGGCTGCTCGACATCATGGGATCGCTGCTGGATGCGTTCACGCAGCTTGCAGGCATGGGCGCGTTCGGGTCGAAGCTGCAGACTCGGGTGCAGGCCAACACCAATTTCGGCGGCTTCCGCGCGGCGGGCGGGCCGGCCGTGCCGGGCAAATCTTATGTCGTCGGCGAGAACGGGCCGGAGTGGTTCACGCCGCGCGCAAAAGGCTTCGTGACGCCGGGCGCAAACGACAATCGCTCGACCGTGCGGATCGTGCCCTCACCCTACTTCAGCGCGGTAGTCGACGGGCGCGCTGGCAAGGTCGTGCAGCGCGCCGCACCTGTGATCGCCGCGGGCGGCTCGGCCGATGCGCGCAGCCGGGAGGCTTTCATGCAGGATCGCAGGCTCGCATGATCGACCTGCCGCTGACGCCTGGTCCGGTCTCGATGGGCTGGCAGGTGATCGACTATGGCGGGCGCCAGACGCCCGCGCTGGGCGGGCCGGTGACGCGGGTCAATCGGCTGGGCAACCGGCTGGCGGTGGCGGTGGCGCTGCCGCCGATGCAGTCTGCGACCGGGCGACTGTGGGTATCAGCGCTCACCCAGGCGCTGACGCAAGGAGTGCGGTGGCGAGTGCGGCAACCGGACATGATCATCGGCGCGCCCGGCGCGCCGACCGTCGACGGCGCTGGCCAAGCTGGCGCGACGCTGGCGATCACCGGTGCGCAGCCGGGCTACGCGTTCCGCGTCGGCCAGATCGTCGCAGTCGGCGGTCGGCTGGCGATGCTCGCGGGCGGGATCGTCGTGGCAGCGAACGGCAAGGCGCTGTTGCCCCTGACCGCAGCGCTGCGCGCCGAGCCTGCGGGCGCGGTGGAGGTGGCGGCACCGATGATCGAAGGGTTGCTCGAGGGTGACGGGCTGCCGTGGAGCATCTCGCTCGCTCGCCATTATGGCCTCTCGTTCACGATCGCGGAGGCGCGCTGATGGCCTTCGACACACCGTTTCTGACGCTGGTCGGGCTGCTCAAGCTGGAGCTGCCCGGCGCCACGGTGCGGCTGTGCGACGGTGGTTTCTGCGACTGGAACGGCGAGCGGTACGAGGCGGAGCATCCTGTCTGGGGCACGCTGGCGGCGATCGAGCCGGTCGAGGAGGGCGTGGGCGATCTGGCGCCGGGCGGCAAGCTGACCTTCATGCCCGCAGCCGATGCGCTAGCTGCTGCCGTATCCTCGCCAGCCTTTCAGAACGCGCGGCTGCGTGGGTGGTTGGGAGAGATGGGGAGCGATGGTAAGACCGTGACCTCAGCACGTCCGCTGTTCGACGGGTCGATCGACACGACGACGGTGCGGCTGGCGCGGGGCTCGCGGATGGTGGATGTGAGCTTCGTCTCGCGCGCCGAACGGCTGTTCCTGACCAACCAGGGCAACACGCTCAGCCCGCGGTTCCACCAATCGGTGTGGCCGGGCGAGCGCGGGTTCGACAACTGCACAGGCGTCCCGACTGCGGTCGCGTGGGGGACGGAGGGGGCGCCCGCGAATGCTCTCTCCGCGGGCTCCGGCTTCTCCGGCGGCCTCGCGAATTTCGCTCGGCTGGCAGCACAGTGAAGGATCTCGAACGCAGGCGCGTGGGCACCGAAGCGACGCTGGCGAAGTACCGGTTGCGGCCGTTCGACTGGGCGAGCGCGGCGACGTGCATCCACCTTGCGCGGTCGCAGGCGCGCAACCTGGGTCATCGTCCACCCGCCATTCCGCGCTTCCGCTCGGCGGTGGGCGCGCGGACGGCGCTTGCGGCGCAGGGACATGGCACGTTGGAGGCGCTACTCGACAGCCTGTTCCCGCGCATCGCACCGGCGGCGATGCTGCTCGGCGACCTGGCCGCGCTGCCGGGCGAAGGGCCGTTCCCGGCGATCATGATCTTCGACGGCGGGGCGAAGCTGCTTGGCTGGCACGGCGCCGACCCGAGCGGCATCAAGCCGGTCGCGCGAGCGATGGGCGAAATCGTCGGAGCGTGGCGGCTGTGAGCAAGACCCTGCGCACGATCGGCGTCATCGCCGGCGCAGTGGCGCTGGTGGCTACGGGTGTGGGCGCGGTTGCGGGTGTCGGCCTGGCGGTTGCCGGGACCACGGTCGGCAGCATTGCCACCTATGCAAGTTTAGCGGCGGCGGTGGCGAGCATCGGTGCGCAGGTGACCGCCAAGAAGCCGGCGGCGAAGGGCGCGATCACGCAGCTGCTGATCGGGTCGAACCTGCCGCAGCCTTATTTGATGGGCTTCTGCTACTCGGCCGGCATCCAGGTTCACGACGTCGGATATGGCGGGACGGTCAACAAGGTCAGCAATCCGTGGCGCTTCATCGCGACCGTGCATTCGTGCTGCGGGCCGATCGACGGGCTGGTGCAGCAGCTGGCGGACTTCACACCGATCGGCGCCTATTATAGCGGTTGGCTGACGGTCGACGCGCAGCTCGGCGCCCGTCCCGAACTCGATCAAATCAAGCCGCAATTCGCGGGCGCAGGCGCGTCGCCGCCCGGCTGGGGGCCGGACTACAAGTTGTCCGGACATGCGGCGATCGGCTGGGGGCTGAAGTTCGACAAGGACGCGAAGCGTTTCTCGGGCGGTGTTCCCGCCCTCGGCGCGATCTGGCGCGGGGTGTCTGCCTATGATCCTCGGGCGGACTCGACCTTCCCCGGCGGCTCCGGTCCGCAGCGGATCGATGACGAGGCGACCTGGCCCTACACGCGCAATGCAGCACTGCACGCGGGGACTTACGCGTTCGGGCGGCACGTCAACGGGCGGCGCGTGTTCGGGGCCGATCTGGGCGAAGACGGGGTGGACTTCACCGCGGTCGCTGCCTGGGCGAATGTCTGCGACGCGAACGGCTGGACGGTCAACGGCAGCATCTTCGAGCCCGGGGACAAGTGGAACAACCTGAAGCGCATCGCCGAGTGCGGCGGTGGCGAGCCGCTGTTCATGGGCGGGCTGCTGAGCTTCTGCTGGGATGCGCCAGGCGTAGCACTCGACACGATCGATCTGGACGACTTGGCGGACGGCGAGCTGTCGGCGCCAGCGATGCGGCCGTGGAAGGACCGGCTGAACACGATCGTGCCGAAGTTCCGTTCGCCGGCGCACCGCTGGGACTTCATCGCGGTGGCGGCAGTGGCGAGCACGGCCGGCTTGGCGGCGGACGGCGAGGAGAAGGCCGACGAGCGCCAGTTCGATCTGGTCACAGACGGCGACCAGGCGACCGAGCTGGCGGGCTACATCGTCGAGAATGCGCGGGAGGCAGGGCCGTTCGTGCTGCCGTGCAAAACGCGGATGATCGAGTACCGAGCGGGCGACAAGCTCGATCTGTCGGAGGCGGTCGCGGCCGAACTGGCCGTCGCGCAGCGGCGCTGCGTGCTGGTGCAGCGCGGCGTCGATCCGGCGACCGGCATCGTCACGCTGACGCTGCGCACGGACGATCCGGCCAAGCATGCCCGCGCGCTGGGGCGCACGACGATCATCCCACCCGTGCACCTGGCGCCCACTGCCGCAGACCTCGATATTTCGTTCACGGCCAATTCGGCGGGCGCGGACGTGGCGGCTCTAGCCTTGGCGGTGGGATCACTACCGACCGATGGAACGACCCTGATCGAGCTGCTCGAAACGACGCAGGCTTTGGTCGACGAGCAGGCGGCGTTGATCACTGATCAGCAGGCCGCGCTCGATAGCCAGCAGACCCTGATCGGCGAGCAGCAGACCGCCATCGGCGAACTGAACGATCGCGTCGCAGTCCTCGAGAACTAGCCCTCCCTTCCGGAGCACCAGACATGCAGACTGCCGCCCGCCTCGCGCTCGCCGCGTGGCGCAACGATGACGTGTACGAGATCCCGATCCGGGTGCGCGGCGTCGACCTGACGAGTGTCGCGCTGGCGATGCAGGTGCGCCTGCGGCCGGATACGCCGGGAACAGCGCTGATCGACCTGGCGAAGGTCACCAACGGCAATCAGCAGGGCCTGCGGGTGGCGGGCATCACCACAGTCGCGGAGGTGGTTGAGAGCGACCTGCGCGTCCGGATCAACAAGTCGACGTTGCAAAGCCTCGCCTATGCGGGTGAGGTCGGCGACCCCGCGCCCTTCTCCTACGCACTGCTGATCGGTGGCCGTACCCGGCTGTACGGCGACTTCCACGTCCTGGCGCATGCCTATGGATCAGACGGCGCACCGCTGACCCGTCCGCTCGGCCTCTCCACTGTCAGCAGCGCCGCGCCGGACGGAGGCGCAACCCTGACGGTGGCGGCCGATGGCGGGGCTACCGTGACGATCGACGGGGCCGATCTGGTATCCCCGCTCGCGACGCAGGCGCAAGCAGCCGCTGTTGCGGCCGGCCAAGCGGCCGCCGCGCTCGGCCCGCTGGCAGCGACTTTCTCGGTGAAGCCGACGGACGGCTATCTCCGGCAGTGGACCGACGCCTACGGTCGCCAGTCCGCCGGCATCACGACCGATGGCACGTTCGAAATCTTCTCCGGACGGGTGCGCTATCTGACCGTGCTCAACCCGGTATCGCTGGTCGGGACGATCATCGGCGCGGTGACCGCACGAGCGGCGCCGAGCAAGGACCTCAAGCGCATCCTCGATCCGTACGGCCGACTGGCCTTGGCGGTAGAGGATGACGGGTCCGTCATCATCGGGGCGCTTCGAGACGGCAAAGGGCGGCTCGTCACGCCCCGCATCGACGCGAACACGGCCGCGATCGCCGCCCTCCAGACGCAGGCGCTGTACCAGGCGCCGGTCCAGCGGCTGAGGCTGAAGCGCGCGCTCTACGATGCGCAGGCCCGTCAGATCATGGCTGCCGATCCGGTCACGGTGAGTGCGTTCACAACCGCCACGAGCATCTCCGGCGGTGTAGGCTATGCGAAGAACAGCCCCCGCATTCGGCTGCTGGGTGGTCCCTGGGTGGCAGGGACGGGGTTTCCCGGTGCCACGATGATGTACCAGCGCAGCGTAACCTACAACGGTTCGACCGGCGGGGTGTCGGCCGGCAACACGGTGTTTGAGTTCCTGCTCATCGGCGACAGCTTCGAGTATTATACGCTCGGCACCGGCGGGCCGGGCAACTGGTCGCTCGAGATCGATGGCGTCGCCACCAACGATGCCGGATATCCGTCCGCGCCGAACAACACGGGCGGCGGTTACTACCACCTCGTGACCCTCCCCGTCGGCGGCGGTATCGCGCGCCGAATCCGGATAACGACGCCTGGCCGGCCCTTCGGAGGCATCAACGTCCCGGCGGGCGCCACCCTGCTCGACTCGACGCCGGCGCGCACTTCTTCGATGGTGGTCATCGGCGATAGCATCACCGAAGGCTCGGTCGCCACGGCCATGTGGAGGCGCTGGGCGAACCAGCTCGCCTACCAGCTCGGCATCGACAACGTCGACGTATCGGGCGTCGGCGGGTCCGGCTATCTCAACGCGCTCGGCTACAATGGCAACAATCCGAGGGCGGCCGGCTTCCCCGATTATCGTTTTCGTGAGCGCATTAATGACGTGCTTACCGCGATTAGCGGCGGCCCGCCCGATCTGCTGGTCGTGGCTGGCGGCATCAACGACAGCGCACTCGATCCGGCCGCCGTGGGTGCGGAGGCCCTGCTCTACTTCAAGGCGCTGCGCGCGGCCGCGCCCGACATGGCGATCGTTGTTTTGGGACCGTTCTGGGGCGACGCAGCGTATCCGGCGAGCCTGCTCGCGATCCGCGACGCGATCTTCGCGGCCGCCGCGCAGGTGAAGCGTGTGGCGACCGTCGACGTCTCCGGCTGGTACGCGCGCAGCGACCGGTCGACCTGGTTCAATGGCGGCGCCAACGGCCCCCATCCGATTGATGTGGGCCATGCGGCTTACGGCCAACTCGCCGCCGCCGCCATCAGCCCCATCATCGCCGCTTTCTAGAGGACACCGACATGCCCCTCCCACAAACCCTGGTCGAGACGCTCCCCGCCTTCGTCAACGCGCAGCGCGACATGCCGGTCGCGGCGAACGACCGGTCGCGCCTGGTGACGATCAGCGACGACTTCATCTTCGACGCGATGGACCCGAACGGCTATGCCGGCGGGGCGTTGCCGGCGGTGAACGCGGCGATCCCGGCGGCGGGGCTGGTCAACCTGGCGCCCGACGCGGCGCTCGGCATCCCGCGAACTGCCGCCGGGGCCGTGACCGCGATCCCGCGCACACCTGCGCAGCTGCCACTGTTCACCGGCAAAGGCCTGCGGATTGTCCCAGGCAGCAACGACGCGCTGCTGGTTAGCAAGGGCAATGTGACGCTCCAGCGGGTCTGCGAGCCGACGCTCGAGGGCTATGCCTCGCACCTGATGCTCGTCTTCTACAAGACGGCCACGATCGTGAACGGTAGCGCGCCCCTAGGGTTCGGGATCACCAACAGTACCGGCCAATTCGGGCGTTTCACTCAGAACGGGGGTGGCGATCTCACCTTCAATCCCGGTGCCATCGCACTGGGCGGCAGCGGCAGCGGTGCTTGGCACTGCGCAGCGACGCACATCGCATTCGACACGGGTGCCAATACGGCCACCATCCGTGGCTACATGGACGGGCTTCTTGCCGGGACCGCAACCGCGAGCATTTCGGCCAACTTCGCGATCGTCGACTATTTCGCTTGCCGTGCGAGCATCGGCGCGCAGACCAACGGCAACACTTTCAACGGCGAGATCGCGCGGGTGCGCCGGGTCTACACGACTCCCTGGCTGGCGGGGCTTTCGACTGCGGATGCGGCAGCGGCGATCGACGCGATGGTGGCGGCTGAGTTCGCCTGGAAAATGCCGCTGCTGCTCGCGTGATGTGGACAAGATGATCCGCGCTCCCAGGCCGTGCGCTTCTCGCTTTCGGAGGCTGACAATGTGGCGAACGCTCTCTCCCTTACCGCTGATGTTTCTGCTCACCGCAGCATCCCCGCCACAGGCGCTGAGCGTCAACGACATGGGGCGCACGGCGGCTGGGCTGTCCGACTGGCAGACCATGGCGTTCTTTCTGATGGGGGTGATCGCACTGCTGCTGACGGATCGGGCGGTCACGGCATGGCAGAACCGCGCGACCTTCGGGCAGCTCGCGTCGGCTATCGAAAAGCTGGCGGAGGCGGTCACCTTCAAGACGACGGACACCAACGTCAATTTGGAGATGATCAGGCACGACATCGCCAACATTCGGACGAAGTTGTCGTGACGCCTGTCGAGCCAACGGGGAGCCTGCTGCGAGCGGCCTTCGCCAAGCTGGCTTGCCGCAAGCCAGACCGCATGATGCGCGCGGCGATCGACAAACTGAACGACGCGACCGACGCGATGCCTCGAAAGGCGACCCTTTCGGACGCACTGGACGCCTTGGCACGGGAGCGTGGCCTGTGATCGCGACGTATATCTATGGGCTGGCGGGTATCGGCACGTTCATCAACGTCTGGGCCTGGGCTCACCTGCTGAGCGACCGTCTGAAGGTGCAGGATCGTCCGCGGTTCGGACGCGACCTCTACATCGCCGTGCGAGTTGGGCTGGCGCTCGGCTCGCTCTCGCTATGCGCCCTGTTCGTGCGGCGGGTGGTGGACGCGCTGCTCGGCACCGCGCCGCTGGTCGCCGACGCCTACACGATCGTCTTTGTCGCCGGGCTCGCGCTGGCCGAGGTCGCGTACCTCCATGCTGCTCGCCTCGGCGGGCGGCGTTGGCCCGTCCTGATCTACGCGGTCGCTGTCGCGGTGTGGACCGCCTTCATCGTCGGCCTGCCGCCCGCCTGACCTGACGGCGGTAACCCGCATCACCTGCGCACCCTAGTCGCCGGGTTAGGCGGTCCAACATCGGAGAACCGACATGACACGCTCGGCCTTGTTCGAGGCGGTGCGCCCGTTCGCACCCGACCAACGGTTCACGCCCGTTATCGTGGCACAGATCGACGGAGTTGCCGACGCGCTCGGCCTGCCGCGCGAGGTCGCCAACCACACGACGGGCCTCACCGATCCGGTCAAGTTCTTCACGCTCGCCAAGGACGTGCTCGGGCCCCTGGCTCAGCACGAGGTCGACGGGTGCAACGCGATCGTGGCGGCGTGCGGCGTGGCAGGCTGGCCGATCGCGGACACGGCCTATGCGCTCGCGACCGCGTTCCACGAAACGGCCGGCACGATGCAGCCGATCAAGGAGCATGGCGGGCTCGCCTATCTCACCCGGATGTACGACATCACCGGCGCGCGGCCCGCGAAGGCGCGTGAGCTGGGCAACCTCCAGCCGGGCGACGGCTCGCGATACTGTGGCCGTGGCTATGTCCAGCTGACCGGCCGGACCAACTACGAGAAGGCGTCGCGGGTGGTCGAGGTCGACCTGGTCGCCGCTCCCGACCGCGCGATGGAAGCGCCGATCGCGGCCAAGATCATGGTCAGCGGGATGCAGGAGGGCTGGTTCACCAGCCGAGACCTCGACGATGATCTGCCGCGCGCCGGGCCTGCCACGCTGCGCCAGTTCGTGCTGTCGCGCGACATCATCAACGGGAGCGACAAGGCCGAAAAGATCGCGGCCGAGGCGGTCGAGTTCCAGGAAGCGCTGGTCGCCGGGGGGTGGGCGCCACTCTGAGCCCTGTTGCGGAAACGAAGGTCAACCAAGGAGAAGACTATGACGAAGATGCGCGCAAAGCTGCAGATCGCCAGCGTGACCAAGCATGCCGGCGGCGCCGAGCAGCTGAAGTTCCACGGTGTCGCGGCGAAAAACTATGGTGAGGACGGCTTGGACGAGGACAACACCTTTGCCAAGTTCTCGCCGTCTGTGTCGCTCGACATCACCATCACCAACCCAGCTTTAGTGGGGCAGTTCGAGCCCGGCCAACGGTTCTATGTCGATTTCTCGCCCGCCGAGTAAGTCGAAGGAGGAGCGGCCTCTCACGGCCGCTCCTCACCCGCTGCCGCGTTTTCGCGGTGAACTTGAGGTGCCGGAGCCGACCCGACACGACCTCGACGGGCTTCCGCTCGACTTCGCCATCCAGCGGCTCGGGCGGCACTCACGATAGGAACCACTGTGAGCGAAGATATGACAGCGGCCGAGCCGCAGGTCCGCGTCGACAACGCGGAGAACATCAACGTGCCCGGCGACATCCTCGCACACCCGGCGGTGATCTGGCTGGTGGCGTTGGTGACGGTCGGCGTGCTCGGCGGCTTCGGCTGGGTCACCTACGCGGTGCTTAGCGCGGACGTCGCGACGGAGGCGACCACCCGAGGCATTGACCCGGCGACCAAGGGCGCGGTGATCCAGACCTGGAACAACCTCGCGGTGGCAGCCGCAGCGGTGTGGACCAGCAGCAGCGTCGTCAATCGGCTGAAGGGTGCGCGATGACCTGGCTGCGAACGAACCTCGCCCGCGTAGTCACCCTCCTGCTGGTGGCGCTGCTCATCGCCGCGGCGCTGACGGCCCGATCCTGCCAGCGCGAGCGAACCGCTACGACGGAGACGAGCCTCGCGCGAGGTCAAGCCGACGCCGCCACCGCCAGCGGCAAGGACGCGGTCGAGACGGTCGGCACCCGCGCGCAGGTCGACGCCGCAACCGACACCATCACCAGGGAGAACGCCGATGCGATCAGATCAGCCGAGGGCGCGAGCGCGCCTGTTGCCGCTCCTGTGCGCGATGCTGGCCTTGCAAGCCTGTGCCGGCGCGCCAGTTATCGTCGCGACCCCAAGTGCGTGCAGCACGCTCGTCCCTGACGCCTGGCGTGAGCCGGTCGCCGGCGCACCGCTGCCGGACGGTGAGACGGTCGGCGACTGGATCATGTTCGGCGACGCGCAGACCGCGCAGCTGGACAAGGCCAACGGCCGGACCGGCGACGCGCTGGCGATTGTTGGGCGGTGCGAGGCGCGCGACCGTGCGGCGTTGAAGCGGGCGCGGCCGAAGGTGCTGGGCCTGTTCTAAGGCCGCAAGGTATGGCAGGTAAAGTGCGGTGTCTCCCCGTCGCGCTTTGCTGGTGCTGTTGCTGGCGATGGCCCTTCTCGAGTTGGGTACCCGTGCCACGCGAATCGCGGACACTCCGCTCTACCTCGCTGACAACCGCATCGGATACATCCCGCGCCCGAACCAATCCGGCCGCTTTCTGTGGACGCACGACTGGTCGTTCAACGAGCTGAGCATGGGCACCTCGCGCCCATTCCGGCCCGCCCCTTCGAGCATCCTGCTGATCGGTGACAGCATCGTTTTCGGCGGCAATCCTTACACCGCAAATGAGCGTCTTGGGCCGCAGCTCGCGGCAGTCACAGGACGCGACGTTTGGCCTATCGGCGCTGGCAGTTGGTCGTTGCAGAACGAGCTTCAATACCTAATCGACAACCCCCGCGTGACAAGCGGGGTGGATCAGGTCGTACTTGTGGCCAATTCTGAAGATTTCGCGGGCCCCTCCTCGTGGGCGAACGAAATTACTCACCCGAAGAGCCGCCACTGGTCTGCAGCGTGGCAGGCGTTGCAGCGCTACGTCTTCCGCCCCGAGACTCCGAAGGCCTCGCTCCACCTGCAGGTACCCTTGGCAGACCCGTCTAAGCAGACCCAGCTAGTGTTGAGGCGTCTTCGTCGTCCGCTGATCGTCGTGGTTTATCCCACGCTGCGCGAGGCCGTGACGCGCAGTAGCTGCGCCTTCCAGCCACCTGCGCCACTTCGACACCAGAGTGTCCGCCTTTTGTGCATCAACACAGCGAAAGGCTGGCGTTCCGACTACTACCGTGATGACATTCATCCGACCGTCGAGGGCTATGGGCGTCTTGCGCGCATCATTGCTGCCAGCCTGTGACGAGAGGAACCGGCTGCTGCGCCCCGATCACCACACCCGCGCGTCGAAGTGCGTCTCGCAAAATCCGTCCGCGAACACCTCGGCGCCACAGTCAGAGCAGCGGCCGGGCTCGACCGATCGCCTCGTCGTCGCCACTTGGTACAGGTAGGCCGCAGCGACGAACCCCGCGGCCAAGACAACGATCACGCCGGCGCTCATTGCCCCTTCTCGACAGCTTCTTCGTCGTGTGCGCTCGGCCTAAGGTCTAGCTTCGTTGAGCCGTACCTTTCGTTCCAAACTCTATGCTTCTCCGCATCCTGCTCCGCCCTACGTTTTCCCGTCCGCATCCGGCGTTTGTCCTTGAGGTCCGACAGGAACACTGCGGTGACGATGGCGACGATGACCAGTGACACCGCTATGGCGATAGAGAAAGCTGCGTTGAAGCTGGCCGGGGTCATGCTCGCGAGATAAGGCGATGACGGCCGCATGGGAAGAAAAAGCGACGGGCATAACCGGACTTATCCCGCCGCGCCGATCATGATCGACGCCTCGCGCCGGGTGAGTTGGCCGATCCACAGCCGGCGCTCGCCGTCGTTCCAGTGCAGGCGAGCGAGGAGGGCGGCCTGTTTTGGCAGAGGCGCCGATGGACACACTCTCCGAGTTGGTGGAGAGCTACACTAGCGCCGCGACCTGCACCGGATCGGGTACGCTCGCGAGGATCGACGCGGTCTGTGACGAAGGTGAGAACCGGTCTGATTTCGTCCGCACCGCCGTCGCGCGCGAGCTGAAGCGACGCGAGGAGGGCGGGCCGGAGTAGCCCGTCGTGGTCCCCCCGGTCCGCTGCGCGATCTACACACGCAAGAGCCATGACGAGCGCGCCGACGCGCAGCTCGGATCGATCGAGCGCCAGCGTGAACTGTGCGAGGCCTATGTCGCCAGCCAGGCCGGCGGCGGGTGGGCCGCGCTGCCGGATCGCTTTGACGATCCCGGCCGGTCGGGCGGCTCGCTTGAGCGCCCGGCGTTGCAGCGGCTGCTCGAGGCGGTCGACGCAGGGATGGTCGACGCGATCGTGGTCTACAAATACGACCGCATGTCGCGCTCGCTCGCCGATTTCGTCGGGGTGTTGCAGCGGCTCGATCGCGCCGGAGTTTCGTTCGCGTCGGTCACCCAGCCGATCTCCACCGCTGACAGCGCGGGTCGGCTGATGCTCAACATCCTGCTGTCTTTCGCACAGTTCGAGCGCGACCTCACCGGCGAGCGCGCACGCGATTGGAAGGCGGGTGCGCGGGCGCGGGGCATGTGGACCAGCGGCCCGCCTCCGTTCGGCTACCGGCTGGAGGCCGGGCGACTGGTGATCGATGCCGAACAGGCCGAGGTGGTGCGCTGGCTTTACCGTCGCATCCAGGCCGACACGGTGTTCACGCCCCTGGCGCGCGAGATGAACGCGCGTGGCTTCCGCAACCGCAAGGGTGGGTCGTTCAATGGCCGGCTGGTGAAGGCGATCCTGTCCAGTCGCACCTATCGCGGCGAGATCCCGCACGACGGCGGATTCATGCCTGGGCGACATGCGGCGATCGTCAGCGAGCGACAGTGGCGGCGGGTACAGGAGAAACTTGCGGCGCTCGGCATCAAGCCACACCGCTGGTGACGACGAGCTTTAGAACATCCAGCCGATCATCATCGCCAGCGCGTAGAGCTGCAGCCCGATTGCAGCCGTGAACTCCATGGGCAGCATCGCGTGGCGAAGGAGCTTGCCGACCATCAAGCAAGGCTACGCCCGCCGCGCGCCCGCCGCAATCTACACCGGCGCGTCCCATCCCTCGCCCCGCAGCGTCGCAGCGATCGCGTAATAGCTCTTGCGGCAGCTATCCCAAGGATGACCCGACACGTTGTTCGCGCGATACCAATAAGCGTTGAGTGCATCACGCTGGCGCATGATGCACCACAGCACCGCCAGCGCGAGGCGGACCTCCTCGGTATCAATCGTGTGGGTCCGGGAGCGATACGCGGCGCGGTCGAGCACCTGGAGCGCGAGCGTGACCACCCGCTGGATTGATATTCGGGTCACTCAGTCGAGCGGCGCCCACAGCTCGCGGACCCCGAGCTCCCGTTCGGTCAGCCCGAAGAAGTCGGCAAGGATGCGGTGGTCGCGCTCATTCAGCGCCATAGGGTGGCCTTCACGCACGAAGCAGGCGAGGTACCCGTCGCGCCGGCCGAGCATGCGCGAGAGGCTGGCATAGTTCACGTCGGGTTTGTTCCAGCGCGCGACGGCCGCTTGCAGCATCTGGCGCGGGCAGGGGGGCAGGTGGCGATCGGCAGGCTTACCCATCGACAGCCGCCATCCAAGCGCTTTCCGCATCTTCCAAAGCCTCCCAGTCGTCCCCGCTCGCCCGACTGGCCTGGAGCCACTTGCGGGCGGCATCCATGTCACCGTCGCGCGGGAAGCTCCGGTCGGCGGCGGCGCTGTCGGCAAGCTGTCCAACGAAGCCGCCTCGACCCTTCTGATTGAGCAGCCAAGAGCCGAACGAAGGTGCAGCGGGTGCGTACCGATCTTGATCTGTGTGCAT